CTCTTCCGATCTCAGTGACCTTGTCAATGTTGAATGCCATTTCAGCAAAACCGTTAGCAGCGGAATCACCAAGTGCTTCTGCCTGAGCTGTTGACATGCCTTTACCAACACCATATGCAGTATTAGCACCGAGGAGGTCTGCAACTGGGTTTGTATTAGCGGTGTCGCCCATAAGTGTTCCTGAAAGACCACCAGCAGCGTTCTGACCTGAGAAAGCTGTGTTAGCTTCGAAGAATAGTGCTTCACCTGTGCTGCCTGCACCCTGTGCCTGCATTACTTTATAACGTGAACGCATAGCGAAAATGAGGCCGGTAGGACCGGTCATTGGCTGAACGCCCATAACGTCATAAGCAATGAGGTTAGGAAGAGCACGACGAACTAGGGAGATAAGGATTGGGTCGTATGAACCAACGCCTGTACCTGAACCGAGACCGCCACCTGAGTTGGTAGGAGCAGACTCGTTAAGAGTGCGGGACTCTTCTGCCATTGCTTTTTCTTGGTTCTCAAGAATTACGGCTGTAACCGCACGGCGGTATGGGTCCTTAATCTTGTTGAGACCATCGTGGTCAAGAACTGTTGACCACTTCTGTTCTAGATTTTCTGTAAGATACATTTTAGTTTCCTTCTTTCTTTAACTAAAAAAGTTAATATATTTATTTAGTAAATTCTTACTTTGGAAGATTTCTACCAAGTGCTTGGACATATTTAGCCATTGGACCTTCAAGAGTTGATTCGGAAATCATCTTTGGATCTGCGGACTCAACACGGTCAAGAACCTCATCAGCCTTGACAGCAGTTGGGAAATAATTCTCCCTTAGTGTAGAAATTTTGTTGATGAATGTCTCATCATCTGTGTAAGAAACGTTCTCGGCGAGACCTTTAAGTTTCTCGACTTGAGTTGATGTTAGACCTTCGCAAACAGCATTTACTAACTCATACTTACGTGATTCATTGAGAGCGGATGTTAGATGGACATTGCGCTCAATTTCCTCATTAAGTTTTGCTTCAAGTTCTTCAACTGTCTGTGAAAGTTCTTCTACAACGGCAACTTCCTCTTCAGGAATGTCGATGTAGTGTTCTGCAAATAGCGAACGGAGACCACCGATAAAGTCCTCTGTAAGTTCGCTACGGAGAGCGGACTCAACAGCAACTTCATTTTCTTCAATCCACTGTTCAACCACGTAGTTAAGATAGTTATCAACGTCAGTAGAAAGTTGTTCCATAATTTCTGAAACTCTTTCTTCCAATGTCTCTGCATATGCCTGTTCTAATAGAGCAACTTCCTCTTCTAGCTTTGCCTTAACAGCAGCTTCAAAGATTGTTGTTGCTTTAGCATGGAATTCTTCTGAAAGGTTTTCGCCAGCAAGAAGGGCATCAACATGTTCGGACATGTCAACTGGATATTCGTCTAGAGACTCTTCCATTTTCTTCTTCTTAGATTTCTTTTCTTCGTCCTCATCTTCATCTTCTTCATCTTCTTTTTCTTCAGACTCTTCTGAGATGAATTCAAAGTTTTCGTCGATGGCAGCAAGGATCTCTTCTTCTGAAAGACCAGCTTCGATGCCTTCGTTAATGAAGTCTTCTAGCTCTTCTGACATTTCGATTTCTTCTTCAACCAAATCACCTTCAAACTCTTCTTCTTCATGCATTTCAGCAGGTTGTGCCTTTAACTTTTTAACTGTCTCGGCAGCAGATGATGAACGTGATGACTTTGATGTATCTTTAGATGTTTTACCAGCAGCCTTAGCACCGAGGTTATCTTTGGCTGTTGATGTTGGTGTAGCACCACCAAGGTCTTCAGCACCTGTAAAATCGGCAACATCGGAACCACTTGGGTTTCCGTGACGACCTTCAACTGACTTTGAACCTGGATGAAGTGTTTTAGCATTACTAGTGGATGCTGTAGAAGGGTCAACTGGATTAGGGTTTGAAATCTTACCAGGGGAAACCTCTGGATAAGCACCCTCTACCAACTGCTTACCTTCTAGAACAGCCTTAGCTGCTTCAGTTAGTGATTTAGACATTTGTTAGATACTCCTTTTATATCCTATTTATTATTTAGTATTTTCAAAGTTTTGAAATATAATTTTCAAAAATCTTTAGAGCTACTGATTCCAATTCGTGCTTGGAAGTTTCATTAATAAGTTTTCTAGCACGGTCATTGTGCATTTCAGTCCATTGACCGTTTAAAAATACCCATTCTCTACCTTCCATAATACCACGAACGAAAGCGTCTGGAGCGGATGGGTCGGCCACAACATCTGCTGCTGTTGCTAACTTATAATCGTCCTGAACCTGTTGAAAGCCGTTATGTGCTTTGAGAGACCCTACACCTCTTGTTGACACACCAAGGCTTGCGCCACCATCTAATAAACTCTTAACGATCTTACCGTTTGGAGTATCTAAAATCTTTGCTTTACCAATAAAGTTTGTCCCGTCAGGGTGTAATGATGTAATCATGTGGGACACACGGTCTAGGTTAATTTGTGGATTCTCTGGATGACCTAGCTCACCAAATGCTCTGTTCTTTTGAACGTATTCTCTATTATATCTATCTGCTTCCTTTGCGAGGATATTCATAGGATATACACGGCCGTTTCTATTGACCTTTTCAGCCTGCATAAAGATGCCGGTGATAAAGTGTTCTTTAATACCAGTCTTTTTGTTTTCTTCTACAAGATACTGAATGTCTAAAATTTCTTCGGTTATTAGTTTCATTTGTTCCTCTACCTATAAGGTATATTTAGCTGAGTTATTCTTCTGCCAGGCCGGAAAGGCCTGAGATTATGTTTTTAGCGGCGCCGCCGATTGCTCGACCAAAATTTTCACCTTCTCTACCTGCTCTTGCTACCATGCCAGGTTTAGACCACTTTAATCTTTTAACTGCGGTAGCATGTCCTCTATCTTGTAATCTTTTTGCTCTTTCCATCGCTCTTTCATATTTAGATTGTGAATCTTGAGCGGCGCTGGGTGCCATTAATCTTCTGGATGTCTCAGCATGTTTGAGAAGTTTTGATTGTCTTTCTCTTGTTGCTGGGTCGCTATCATCATTGGCAAATGTGGTAGATGCACTACGTATTTTTTTTGTTTTTTTAGCAGTATCACTTATTTTTGCAGAAAGTTTAGGTGATGATTTACTATAAGGGTCTGGCAATACTTTACTCGCACGAACAAAACCTTTTTGTTCTTTACTTTTTGTATCACGATATGGATTATTAAAAGATTCCGATTGAATCATCTTTTTCATTTCAACGAGTTTCTTTTCAAGTATGCTATTTAAACGATCCTCAAAAATGTTTGATGCCTCAACATAGTTCTCGTTAAAAACGTGTTCTAATAGATTATCCATTATGGAATTCCTGCTGCGTTAAATGCTGTTGGATCGGCAGTTTGGCCGTTATCATAATCACCATTATCTTTCTTGAGATCAATGAAGATTGTAACGGCATCACCAGAAGCAATGCTACCGATACCACTTAGAACGATGTCACCTGTAGCATTTGCGCCTACCATCGGAATAGCGGCACTAAGACCTTGTGAGTCGAAACTATAATCAAACATTCCGCTGCCGATTGTAACGATGTCCGAATTGGAATCTGAGTGCCAACCTAGAGCAACACCAAAACCTGACTTAAACTGACCTTGGCCAAAAATTCTTCTGATGGTATTATGATACACTGTCTTAGGATTAGTATTTGATGTCATAATCTTATTGCTGGTATTCATAGCATATCTTAGATTAGATGCATCAACTAATATAGTATTGGAGGTTGCTGATCCGTCTAAACGAATAACATATTTCAGCAATGCTCTATTATGATTGTCAATAACCTTCTGTTCTGTGATTACGTTTGCCATTTTTAGTTCCTAACTGAAAAGTTTAATAGTTTCTTGAAGGACTCCAGGTCTTCGTTTAACATACCTTCAACAATCTTTTTGTTCTTGGTATTGACCGAGTCATAAACCTCAAGTATTCTTTTAGCCATACTGGTATTTAGTGTAATAGGTCTTCCGTTAATGTAAAGGTCTTTATAATCAACACCTTCTTTAATCATATTACGGATATCCGAAATCTTATTTTCAGCAACACTTTTAGATGCTTGAGAATCTTTTCTCAACATTTCTTTTTGTCTCACCTGGTCGATTGTTCTTCCAGATTGTCCTGTTTCCCAAGAACTCGATACTTTAACAGTTGGTCTATCTCTCAACAATTTATCCTGAGATGATGATGCGTGTGATGGAGCATTATCGGAAGATTTTTTATCATCATCGGCACCTAGGGCCTTTTTAAGAAGATACTTACCACCTTTCTTAATAAGATTTTTTGCCATGGATCCTGCTGATGATCTAAGAACCGCTGAACCAACAGCACCAAGAGCAGCTAATGGATTTTCTTCCAATCTTTCTTCTCTTAGAGCATCTACCTTATCTTTAAACTGCTCGTAAGTTGGACGTTCAGTATATCGTGTCGCACTTGAACCTTGTTCTTCTATTTCTTTTTCTTCTTTTGGTACGCAATTTGGCACCATTCTATTACCTTTTTTCTTCATACCTTGTTGCTTATGTGTGTTCCAACAAGCCTCATCTAAGGTATCAAAAATGTTTGCTTCACTTAGATTAAGATTACCTGTAGGTCCAAAAGGAATAGACAAATACTTATCAACCAGTTTAGAGTAATATAATGCCACAACTTGTTTGTTTGGATATAATCTAAATGATACTCTTCTAAAGATAAGCAATCCAGGCATATCTTTAGTTGCTGGTACGGTTAGCATAGATGATTTTGTTTTATCCTCAAGCATCAACTCCTCAGGAAGATTATCAACCTGAGACATAAATTTATCATCATATTCTTCACGAATCTGCTTGAGTGATTTCATTATATTATCCTTTACTGGGCGAAATACTGAGAGGCGATAAGTTTCTTACGCTCTTCCAACTTTTCTTGTGCCTTCTCTTGTAAAGAAGTCATAAGATTCTCTTTCATAGAAGCAAGATCATTCTCTAGAATGTTCTCAATCGCTTCATTGACTAGGTTCTTATTTTCCATTTTAGTTTCCTTTTGTTCTGTATGCATATTAGGTGTCACACGACCTTTAACACCACCTGGTTCAATAATGTTATCAGGCTTCATTGCCTTTTCTTTACTTAAACGAGCGGTATGTTTATGTGTTGGATGAAAATATGTTCCCATTGTTTGTTCTGGTAATTTACCAGTTGCTTCATCCCAATCTTTATCATGCATATTTTCTTTTACTGGTTTTTTAGGTTTTGTTTCTTTTTTATCTTTTTTCTCAGGTTGTCGTGTGTATGCTCTATTTATGTAACGACTTAATCTTTCGCTAGGTGCTTTACCTTTCCAGAAAGCGGCATTTGATGCTCTGCCTACCAAATCATCTGAGATTTCATCAATCTGTGATTCTTCCATATGTTTTTTATTATATGCTTTCCATGTTGTGGCAAAAGCAATGCTTTTTTCTTTCTTTGTTAGACCATCAGCACCTAATCTATCTTTGATATGACGGACCATGCGTTCATACTTGGCACCAGGAGGTGCTTTCTCATCAATACGTTCTTCTCTTAGTTTTTTCTTCTTTCCATCATTTTCTAGATGTGCAATTGCTGATTCTTTTGAACCATGTGTTCTTCCACGCCAATACATTCCTACTTTTCTGCGAGATGAAATTGTTCCATCACTATGCTGTGTGACGGTGCCGTATAGAGGACCTTTTTTGTGTGTATATACTACTTCTCTATCATCACCTTCATAGATACCACGTTCAGCGGAATCTGGATACTTATTATCTTCCTCGCAATTCCACTTACGTAATGCTAGTGCCTTACGAGTTGGTCTACCTTTTTCATCCTTCATAGGACCTTTCATTCCACCCATACGAGCACAGAATGACTTACGGCGTTTAGCTGGTTTGCTATCTGGGTCCAACTTTGATGGTTCGGTTGTAACGGCCATAGAAAGTTTAGAACCTGGATTCTCACGGCGATATGAAGCAATGCCTTTACGATTTAATCCGCCTTCAGGATTCTTACCTGCTTTACGTTGCCATGCTGCGGATTCTTCAACGTTCTCTTCTACTGGTACGCAGTTAGGAACTTCTTTGCCATTTTTCTTTTTCATGCCGTAGGCTTTGTAACCTTTCCAACATGGGTTTGACATTTTCTTTTCTTCTTCCATGTGAGCCTTCTTTTTCTTTAATGCGTCTCTTGCTAAATCATAACCTTTTTTACCATAATGGACGGCAGTAGCACCCCAACCTACTGCACCTGGTAAAGATGATGCTGCTTTAACCACATCTGCTTTTGGTGAACCATGACCACCTTCTGATGCTCTACCTGCAACATCTGCCATGGTATACATATTAGCAGCAGTTAATCCTGCCATAGCAACTTTTTTGGCCTTATCTAATTTTGGGCCTTCTTCTAAACTTTTTCGTGGATCGGTTAAACCTGTATAAGCATTTGGTTCACCTGATCCACCTAATTCGTTTAGTTTACCTTTTCTATACTTATCAAAATTAATCTGTAAAGGATGTTTCTCTTCTTTCATAAAATTAGAAGATGATTTGATATTTGTAGGGTCAAAAAAGTTATAACCTAATCCTTTATTATGAAGGTCGATATGTTTCTTTTTAAGGTAATCTAACTTACTACCGTTATTATCAATATATGACATAGCATTTGTATCAATATATTGCTGAACGTAATTTGTTCCGGCCGGATCACCAGATGTATATCCTAATCCTCTAACACCACCTATACCAGTTTCTTCTTTCATAGAAACAGGAGTTTTCTCCATTTTTTTTAATTTCTGATAATAGTCGGGTCTTTCATTAATATGATCTCTCGCAACCTGTCTCGCCTTATTAATGTTCTTATTATGCTCAAACTCTACCTTGGCACCGATATTAACAAGCTCACTGACTTTTGCTACCGAAATATTCCATTTCTTCGCAATAGCAGCAATACCTGGTGTTCTTACGTCGGTTTTTTTGAGAGACATATTATTCCTTATTTAACCTTAACTAAGATGCCGTTTTCGTTTAGATGTGTAATGGTGCCTTCTGAGTTGGCATAATTACCCGAACCAACATATTTAAGGCCTAATTCTCTTGCTTCTTTGACAACTGACTTTTTACTTTTCATTTTCTCAAGTTCGATTTTCTTATCCATCATATCTGCTTCGTGAGATTTATTAACCATTTCTTTTTCATCATTACCGAATGTTTTTTGAATCTTATCTTGTATTGCTGCCTGAGCAAATTGCTGTTGTGCTCCGAGTTCAATCTGATTTTGTTGATCTACTTGCTGTTGCTGCTGCTGTGCGACCATTTGTTGCTGTTGCTGTTGTGCTATAGCGGCATTTTCTTGTTCCATCTGGCCGTTAATTTCTTCCATATCTTCGTCTGACTGATGAAGAATGTTCTTACGAACCCACTCAATACTATAATACTTACCAATAAATGGGTCGACCTTAGTAAGTGTATCAAGACGGATGTTGAGAAGTTCGGACTCTTTCAACTCATCAAAGTTATTGTCTTTCTTATAGTCGTACCAGATGTCTTCTCTAAACTCTTTCCACTCTTCATCGGTACAAACTTTCTTGAGTACCAACTGAATACGGAGTAGATCGTCAAATAGAATAGAAAACTTATTACGGAGTCGCTGAATAAACTTTGTGAACTTTAACTCATCTCTGGTGATTTCTGTTGAACGACCAAGAGAGAAACCTTGTTGTGGTTCTAGACGACCAATTGGAACATTAAGTGAACGGTATAGTTTGGATTGAAAGTATTTAACGTCCTCTAGTTCACCAAGGTTTCTAGCACCCTCTAGTGTGCTAATCTCTGTACCTTTAGAACCTTCACGGCGCGGCAACCAGAAATCTTCTAGCATTGATAGATGTTTACGGTCGTCTTTGATTTCACCAGTTGAGGAATCATATACAAGTTTATTGCGATACTTAACCATAATGTCTCGGACATACTGGTCGGCCTTGACGGTTGGCATATTACCAACGTCTATATAGAAAACTCTACGCTCAGGAGCACGGCTTAAACGATAGATAACAGTAGCGTCCTCTACCATGCGTAGATTGTTAAATGGTTTGATTGCTTTATGTAAGTAAGAAAGCACCATTGTCTGCTTAGGATCCATGAGACCTGAATTGACATTCACAATGGAATCTGGTGCGATTTTAGAACCAAGATTAGAACCTGAACCTATCATACCTCTTTCATTATAGAGATAGTATTCAATTTGCTTCCTAATTAGTTCAATACCTGTTTGCGGATCACGCATCTTTTGAATTTCACGTATCTTACGAATACGGCGAGGATCAATATACTTTAATTCTTGAATGCCAAGACCTGGTTGTAGTTCATCGATGACGATATGGTA